TCCTAACATTATATAGAGCATAATGCTCCGTTTTTAATATTGTCTTTATGGTTCAGTAATGATTCTTAATAATTACTCATCATCAGAAATGAAAAAGTCCCCCCAGGTGCCAGAATCACCATTCTTTCGATTCTCAAGTTTATCCAACAAATCATCAGTACTGATAACCGTATCAATTTTATGAATCAGGTCAGCAATACAAGACACAACAACAGACCTTTCTCCTCTTGCGGCAAATGCCAATGCGTTTCTTAGATTTGCTTCTGCTTCTTTTAGACTTTCTTCAACTTGTTGTCCCAATGCCATCAGTTTGTTCCTCGCTTAACATACAGTCAATACAACTTTGCAATTCTAGCATATCATCCTTAGAAAGTCCATCTAAGGAGATTGCGTGAGTATCATTCATAGAAATAATGACGGAGAAGTATTCCCCGTCATAAGTTCCTGCCACTTGAAACTTAGTCATTTACAGTGTCCTGTGGGGGCATCCAGAATCCATCATCAGTCATCTCCCAACCCCTCTCAATTGCTTCTTGATAGGAAATGCGACCAACCTTTACTTTATTATAAAATTCTTCTGCTTGGTTAATTACATCATCGAGCACATCCAAATCTTTACGGGATTCTTCTCTTGACTCTGAAGATGAATATTCTTTGATGTGTAGGGGAACAACAACTGCATCCCAGGCATTTTTAAACTGCTCATCCCATTGAGCAGTATAAATGTCAAAGAGTTCAATAGAAGCATCAATTGTGTTTTCTACATCTGAATCAACAGATTTATCCCTAGCAACTTCAAGAACATCTCTCACAACAGAAAATTTGCTGAACTGTTGTTCAAGTTCATTCATAGCATTCCATACTTTATGGTAATCAAGTTCCATAGTCTTTTTCATACTCCTTACAAGCTTGTTGAATAATAATCTGAATTTCCTTAGAAGTCAAGTTGTTTAACCAAGACCAGTCTGGGTCATTTTTATCCCATTCGGCAGTATAAGAACCATCAGGATTTTGTATGATTTTTAAGGAATCACTCCCTTGGTTTTGGTTTGTTACACTCATTGCAGTAATAACTAAATCCTTGTTTAAAGTATTTTACCACCTGATAGTGGTCTTTGTCCAGTGGTTTCTCTTCACCACATTTACTACATTTCCTTTTTATATTGCTTTCGGATTTTTTTAAGTTCTTTGAGTTCGATTTTAATGTTTTGGTATGCGGTCTCTGCATCAATTTTCCCACCCATTTCAAGGGCACAAATAACATCGACTCTTGTTCCAAAATGTGAAAGTGCTTTTTCAAAACTGTCAAGGTCATCATACATCTGTGTCTGTCCTACAATGTTCTGCAAGAATATCTATGCGTGCATCAAGTGAGTTTTCCAGACGATACAGTTCATTTGTGGTAGAAATGTTTTCATCTTCTAACTTAAGTACTCTTTCCTCAAGTTCTTCAATTCTTTTAAGCAGAGTTTCAATCGGTGGGTCACCCCTAAGTCCCCACTTTTTTTGAAACCAATAAGGGTCACTCATTTGATAACTCCAATCTCTTTTAGGTAAGCATTATAACAAATAAAACTAGTAAGTCTCACAGGCCTACCAAGACTCCAACAAGACTCTTGATACAATAAAAATTCGTACCAAGGAGTTGTTGGGTCGAGTGTAGGAAACTTATAGTTTTCCTCCAACTGTTCCATCGTGAATCACCTCAGGCTCTGAAAAACCTTCCTGCCGTCCTTTAAGATAAAAACGGGTCGCTTTGATACATTCGTTTTCAGTGAATGAAGTGACGAGTTGCTTACCCATTGAATCTTCGGAAACCCAAGTTCCCCAGCGTTGCTGTTGGACATAGAAGCAGTCATCAATTAGTTCCCTTTGCATTCTGATTTACGAGTTTGTAATAGGTTTCAAGTGCTTTAGTAGATTCTACAGTTTCTTCCCATTCCCAGACAGCACCATCTTTCTGAGTATAAGTCCGAGTTGCCATAATTAGTCCTCCTTTACTGAGATTTTACAGGTTTTTCTATTAAGTTTGTGTCTTGTAATATGCTTCTCCATATGATTTTCGCACTGGAAGAAGCAAATCTTTTTATCTTTGTCTTCCATATACTCAAGACGATATGGAAATCCAATATGCGGAAAATCTTCCTTTACCTTTAGGGGTTTTGGTTTTGGTTCAGCAGTTGCCTTAGGTTTAGGTGCTGATTTAGGTGTCTTTGCTTTAGCCCTGGTTGTTTTAGGTTTTGCTGGTTTCGATGAATCTGATTTTTTAGGTCTAGGCATAAGATTTATCAGTTATCGGAAGTAAATTTACCATTTTTAATCCATCCCCAAGATTTATATTTGGGTTCCCAGGCACGAATACCGCGACCATACACCCGTTCGTGATGAAGGTCAGCACACCTCTTTTCATATTCAATCATATCAAATACTTGTTTGACTTGGTGCTGCTCTAAGGAATTCATTTTGTGTTTTGGTTACCTAAGTATCATACACAAAAAAAGACCACCCGTCAAGGGTGGTGTGCCAGTTCTCAAGGTGTCACTCTTCTTCTTTTTCACGCTCTCCAGGAAATCTAACTTTCTTGGAATGAGGATATCTTGATTTTGTTTTCCGTAATTCATTTCTTTTGTCAAGATAATGCACATTCATCATTGGAGGTTCTGTTTCTACAGAATATCCATCTTTCTTTTCATCTTTTTCTCTTTTATCCCTCTTTTTCATATATTCAAGGTTTCTTTCACGCTCTTCTTTTTCAGGGTCTCTTTTTTTACCTGTTATCCTATCAAGTCTTTCCCTTTCTAATTGTTTTCTACCTCTACGCTCACGGCGACTTTGTGCATCAAATAACCCAAAAATTTCATCTAAATTTTCCAATTCTTTTTTGAACTGATCGTATGATTTCATTTTTTTTAGGTATTTATTCAAAAATATGTTTAAACACCAAAGGAAAATTAACCTGTGCTTTATAGAAAAAGAAAACAATTACCATCAAATCTATAAGCACAAGTCCAAGAAAAGATAATAAAAGATACTTAGAGTTCTTATCCATTACCACCAACCTGTTTCTCCCACCACTTTAGACCCTCTTTTTCAGGTTCTTGTTCCATACACATCACATCCATTTCTTCTTCAGTGTATTGGGGATTGTCTGGATTTTGAAGACGGGAAATGATTGCTTCTTGTTCTTTTACTTTCCTATGAAGATTCCAATAGAGGTCCTCATACTTTTTAGCACTATTCTTCCATTCATTAAGGTCTCCCATATCCTCATTCATCGTGAGGTCATATGCCTTACAAAGTTCTTTCATAAGTTCTTCTGACCTAATATTATTGAAAACAAGAGAAAGAGCACTTTCACAAATATTCTTCTCAATATATCCCATAGACAAAAGAAACTTTTCAAATAGATTGAAGAGTTGCTTTGTGTTTAGGTCTTGAGCAGGAACTTCAATTACAATATGTTCTTCTGGAAGTAATCCATCTTCATAACCACTACTATAATTAGTAGAGTCCCACTTGGAATCAAACTGAAGTTTTACGGTTGCTTTATACATCATCAGAATCCAGATACAAAGCTATGATACCACAGACTGTCGTCAGTGGCAACTACAGCGTGTGACGGATTAAGAACCGTCCTGCGGTCCTCTTCATACTTCCACCACTTTGCGTGTTTGAGGCACATTTTTACCGTTTCCCACTCTCTATTTCCCCTGGGAGTATTTTTGTATTCGTGTGCTCGTTGATAAGCACAATACCACACATTATAAAAAATTTTGTCTTTTTCGGTCATCATTTTACATTTCAGAATCATCCCTTCTACCAACAAGATAACCAAGCAAAAGTCCACACATAAAACTTACAAATAAGTAAAGTTCGTGTGATGCAAGTTCAATCCAATCCATTCAACTAATAACTCCAGTTTCTTTGAAATAATGAAGTGTTTCCTTCAAACTTCCAATATGTTCATGATTGATTGTAACTTGTGGATATTCAGCATCTTTGCCAAATTCCATACGGAACTGTCTATCACTGAAATCAACACCTAAAACATATTCAAGATACTCACCACCAAGACTCTTCAAGAGCATACGAATTCGTTCACACTCTTGGTTTCCGTCAGTATAAAGAACTGCTGTAATTTTCTTAGTCACGCCGCCTCCATTCATCAGTGTCGGTATCGTCTCTTGTAAACCAATCGGCAATCTCATCAGCACTACTAAATCCTGTGCGATGATTGCTTGGGTCTGGGTCACCTAAATCAAGGCCATTTAGGAATCCGTCCAAACCATCTTGGTCCATATCTGGATTTTGTGCCTTTCTTCTTGCTTGATTCAGCATAGTACGGGCATGTCCATTTGCTTTTGCAAGTTTCTCTGCCCATATCATTTCATGAAGTTGAACAGGTTCCCCCAACTCAATTGCTTCACAAATTCTTTGCATTCTTATACGATATTGTGTGGAAAGCATTTGTGTCTCCAGATATGGTACTATTTATTTGCGTGTATACGACTTTCAAGGTCCAATGTACGACTGAAATCATTATAAGAGCATTCAGACCTTTCATAAAGAATATCTAAAATATCATTTAGAATTATTTCATTATCGACATAATCGTCAAGATAAGAATCTAATGCTTCTTTAAGATACCTTTTGCGATGCCATTCAGGCGAATATGGTGCGTAGTTCATTCATTTTTAGGCAAAGAAAAATAATAATCGTAGTATTTAGAGAGTAGGTCTCTAACCGTATTATAGTCTTCTTCGTCTAAGCAGTCAAGTAAATATGATACACCTTCTAACTCCCCTATCAATCTTGCGATAAGAACTCTATTTAGTTTTTGAACATTCCACTTTTGTTTGAGTAGTTCCATAGTCAATATCATTCCAATGCCTTATTGCATTTGCAATAATGAACCCGTTAGTTGTAATTAATTGTATCATAATCAAAAGACGGATAAAAGCAATTTTATCCGCCTCACTATCAGTCTTTCCAGATTTTTCACCAAGAGCCTTAGCAATAATTCTCCAAGCAGTTGCTTTATACTTTTTCAAGATTCCCCAAATTCTTTCTCAAGTTCCTTTGCAAGTTTCTCATATTCCCACTTCTTAATCAAATTTGTGATTGGATTGCGTGGGTGAAATCGAATCATCCAAATGTACCTTTCAAGGTTGACCTTCATTATTTTGAAGATAAGGGTCAGATATTCTCCAACATTCTTATCAAGAATCATCATATAGGCAATCACTCCAAATATAATGAGGCATATTGATTGAAAGGTATTCATTTAGATTCTCCTTTTTGCTATTTATTATGCAAATCCTTTTCCACCAGATTTCCTAGCACTTTTTCTATCATTAACAACAATAAAATCAAGGTAATTGGGAATTTCTCTATAAGACCACCAATATTCTCTTGCAGATTCAAAGTCGTCAAAGTTGACAGATTTTCCATTTTTTAAATTTATCGTGTAGGTGTGCCTGTCGTATGGGTTATGGCACGTTTGAGTAAAATTTTTAGTCATTCAACATCTTTGTATTGATAGAAATAATTTACACATTCCTTAAATTCTTCCCATTCTTCATCAGAAAAATTATCCGAAGCATAGGGAATACCTACAATAGCAGCACACATTCTATTCGGATTAATCTGAATAAGCATAGATTCTGCAAAGGCAGGTGTAGTAAAGAAAACTAAAATTAATGGAATAAAACGATTCATAGATGTTCTTCAAGAGTAGCAGAACTGTTATTCTTTTTTTGTGCTTTTAGATGCCTTTCAATGTGACTCTTAGCACTTTTAATAGAGTTTGCGATTTGAACTTGTTGACCTTTGTGGATTAGCATAAAGCGACTTCCATAGGGAACAACGACCCATTCTCCACATTTAGAAATGAACCCAGGTTCATAAGAAACTGGGTCCAAGATTGTTGAATTTGGAATACTCATAGACGGTTTGGTTTGCAACTCCAAACACGGCAACCAGGATATTGTTGCTTAGCAATCTGCTCTACTTGCCTATAGGAAGTTCCAGGAATCTGAACTTCATAAGTTGCACCACTAATGCCGATGGTAACAGTCCAGGTGGGAGAAGACATAATCTTTTTTGTGTTTACTGTAGTAGTTTAGGAGAAAAGGGTGAAGGTGTCAAGTGGTGTGTGACAGTTTTTAGACCGTCTCAACACAGGACTATCAAGAAAATACCAATCTTGATAATTGCATCGGTCAAAGCGATAAAAACCGATTCTGCCGCGTTTTTATTGCGGGAAATGGGCAACAGGACCTTCTGCGTAGAATTCGCAGAAAATCCCGTTTTTGCTCTAGTGGCCATCTGAGTTCTCATTGAGATGCACCCCGCCTCAGCGGCGGATGGTGCTCACCGCAACGTCCCCCTGCTCAAAGATAATGTCCACAACATTCTGGACTTTCTTCGCAGCAGAGGCAGTTGCCTTGGAAAACACAGGAACAATCACCAGACCGAAAGATTTGGTGTATTGCTCCAGTTGACCAGGAACAATGCTGCCGTTACGAATACCAGCAGCATCATCGGGATGCAGACGCAGAGTACGGCCAACAGTCTGACCGATACCCACAATGTCCATATCCCGCATAAACACAACTGCCTCAAGAGCAGAAATGTTGATGCCTTCAGCAAGAATGCTGTGGTGAAGAACAATAAACTTCTTCTGAGGGTCACGACCCCAAGCGTTCAGAGTGTCGAAAAACACCTCACGGTTGACCTTCTCCCCGTCGATGAAACCACCGTGCTTCGCAGTGATGTGCATCACAGAGTAACCCTGCTCAGCAACAACCTCAGCGAAATCAGTTTCAGACAGAAGACCGATGATGTGCTTGGTTGCCTTCGCACAAATCAGAATCTTATTGACGGGATTCTCTTCCAGAACTTCCAGAAGATTGTCGCGGTCACGCTGAGCAATATCATCACCTTTCTGCACCATCTGCAGTTGCTTCGCAATCACCTTAGGGGGAATGATGTAACCACCATTCACCAGTTCAGGTGCAGGAACCTTAGCGATGATTTGACCATACACATCAGTGTCGTTCATCCCAGGTTTGCCGATAGTCACCGAATACTTAGGAGTAGCGGTGAAGAAATAGCAGCGGGATGCTTCCTGACTGAAGTGCTCTACAGCAGGGAAGAAGTGACGCTGAATGCTGTTATGTGCCTCATCGAAATAGATGGTATCGACCACCACATCGGCATCCACAAGACGCTGTAGGGAGTTGTAGGTGGTGAAGATGAGTTTGTGCCCAGCAGTGTTCTGGAACCAGTTGTAGATGGTGTCTGGCTTGGTGCTGGAGTAGTGATGAGTTTCACCACTATGAACGTGCATCACAGCAGCATTGGTGATGAACTCAAGATACTCAGAAGAAAGTTGCTCAGCAAGCAGAATGCGAGGAGCAACAACTACGACAGTCTGAGGAGTCTTAGACTGAAAAACGCGAATAGCATCGAAGATACCCACATTGGTTTTACCACCGCCGGTGGGAAACACACAGATACCCTTGCTATACTTGGCGAGGGCATCCAGTGCTTTTTGTTGGTGGGGACGGAGTTGAATCACAGACCTCATTTCGTATGAATACATAATAACCCCCTTACGGGGGAACCGCAAGGGGGCTTGTGACAGTTATGGAGTTGGCCTAGATTGTTAAATCTTTAACCTTATCTTTACCAAGAACCCTAACCATCAAATCTAGTGAAATCTGTTGAGGTCTTCCTTTCCAACCATACCAAGAACTTTTTTTACCATCTTGGTATGGTGGAAGTTTGCCAACGCAATAATACTGCTCAGCAGTTACATCATAAATCTTCTCACCATCCTGTAACCACCAATGTTTTTCTCCACGATAATCTTCAGCACTCATAGGAACTAATTTATCAGTGTCCATCAAATAATAAAGTGCTTGAGTTGAATGATAGCAATGTCCATAACAACGATTGGTTTTAGTATCTTCTGGATACATTAACCTTTTTCTTCCCTTTAAAAGGTCTGGAGTAAGATTCCTACGAATTAATCCTACAACTAGACTCATATTCTTTTCACTATAAGAATATGGAGTGAATATGAATCTTCTAGTTTGAATTATTTGGTCTTTATTATATCTGTGTCTTTCTACTACCTTAGGATTCATAACAAAACTTTTAAGAATAAAAAGATATCATACAAAAATCTTCTTGTCAAGGCCTTGACAAGAAGTCATATCGTGAGTAGGATAGGTTTGTCAGGTTTGAAGATAAAAATTAAGACAAACTTAATGAAGTAGATACAATAC